CCAAGGACAAGCGGATTGCTGAGCTTGAAGCACGAGTCCGCGAGCTTGAGCTGATTGCACCTGCGAACACAGCATTGGCGGATGTTGTGCATGATCCGAGCATCGTATTCAAGGCGGACCTGCTGAAGCCGGATCAGATCGAGCGTGAGGCTGATGGCACTGTTGTCGTGGTTAATGGCTATGAGCGCAAGCCGATTGGCGAGTGGGCCAAGTCTTTGCCCAGCTACATGCAGAAAGCACCTAAGCCGGTGGGCAGTGGCGCGCCTTCTGGGCGCAGTATGGGCAGTGATATTCCTCCCGGCAAAAATCCTTTTTCTAAGGAGAGCTACAACCTCACAGAGCAATCGCGTCTTTATCGGACAGATCGGGACATGTATGAGAGGTTGAAAGCTGCCGCTAACCGTTAATATGCGGAATAAGGCAAAGCTACGCAGAGCCGATCGGGTTACGCCCACACCGTAAACATCTTTTTTGAGGATCTGTCATTGAGCAAACCACTCAGCGTGATGCCTTCCTGGCTAGCGGTGTGGTGCAGCCTATGGCGGAGCTAAATGCTGCCGAGGATGGTGGTGATTTCGTTCAAGTGCCTTTCTACAAGGCAAACCTGTCAGGCGATTTTGAGCGTCTGACGGATAGCTCTTCGCTGACTCCTGGCAAGATCACTGCAGATAAGCAGGTTGCTGCTGTTCTGCATCGTGGCCGTGCTTTCGAGTCCCGTGATCTGGCTGCTCTTGCTGCCGGTTCTGACCCGATGGCTGCTATCGGCAACAAAATTGCTGACTACATCGCGAACCAACGTCAGAAGGATCTGCTGTCCTGCCTGGCTGGCATCTTTGGCGCTGTTGGTGACACCAGCTCCGCTTCTTTCGCAGCTCTGGCTGTCGATGGCGCGTCTGGCGACACCCCTACGCAACTGACTGCACGTCAGATTGTCGAAGGTCAGTCCCTGCTGGGCGACCAAGGCGACAAGCTGGCTGCGATCGTTGTTCACCCCAAGGTGTACTACGACCTGAAAGAGCGCCGCGCTCTGGACATGATTTACGACGATGCAGGTCAGCCTGACACCGCCGCAGCTCAGGGTTCGCTGGCTAACGCTTTCGGTCCTGTTGCTGTTCCCACCTTCATGGGAATGCGTGTGATTGTGTCTGCTGATGTGCAGACCGCCGGCTCTGGTGCCAGCACTGAGTATGCGAGCTACATGTTCACTCAGGGCGCCGTTGGCTCCGGTGAGCAGCTGGGGCTCCAGACAGAAACTGACCGTGACATCCTCGCCAAGAGCGATGCCATGTCAATTGATCTGCACTACGTGTACCACCCGATTGGTTCATCGTTCTCCACTTCAGTTTCCAACCCCACGCGGGCACAACTGGAAACCGTGGGCAACTGGACCAAGGTGTACGAGACCAACAACATTGGCATCGTGCGGATTACCACCACCAGCGCACTTGACTGACGGAGGTAACTAACCATGGCATCCATTTTTGAGGCAACAGCAGGCACTTTGATCGGCCCCACTGCGGGTGGATCAGTGACCCAGGCCACCAGCAAAGCGACTGGTGTCACCCTCAACACTGCAACTGGTGTGATCACTTGTGATGACGCCACCCTGAATGCAGGTGTTGAGGTTTCTTTTACTGTCACCAACAGCACTATCGCAGCGACTGACGTTGTGATCGTGAATCATGCTTCCGGCGGCACCGCTGGTAGCTACTTGGTGCAGGCCAACAGCATCGCTGCTGGATCTTTCAAGATCACCATCAGCAACGTTTCTGCTGGCAACCTTGGTGAGGCAATCGTCCTCAACTACGTGGCTCTGAAGGGCGCTAGCTCCTGATGGGTCTTTTCGCTTTCAAGCGAATGCGGGAACGTGAGGCTGCTGCGGAAGCGGTGGCCTCTACCCCCAAACGCAAGACTTCTACTGTGACGCCCGATGGCAGTAACAATCGACGCAACAGCGGGCGGCGCAAACGCCAACAGCTACCTGACACTGTCAGCCGCTCAAGCAATCGTTGATGGCATGGTCGAGGATGCAGACGTGACCGCGTGGGCTTCTGCAACTGACGACCAAAAAAACAGGGCTCTATACACCGCAACACAACGACTCGATCGTGAGCGGTTTTTAGGCGCAAGGGCAACGGACACGCAAGCATTGCAATGGCCGCGTACTGGCGTGCGCAAGCCTGATACCTACGTCAACACCTACGCAACTGGCTTTCCATTTCGGATCTCGGAGGATTACTTCACTGACGAAGAGATCCCCGATCAGGTCAAACGTGCCCAAGTCGTCCTTGCTGTTTATCTGAACAACAACAAAGACGGCATCGGATTAAGCGGTCTTGAGGACTTCAAGAGCGTGCAAGTTGGCGCGATTAGCATCACCCCTGACAAGACTGGGGCAGTTGGCGCTGATCGTGTTCCACCATTGCTTGAACGCTATCTGACGGGGCTTAGAATTAGCGGACCAGGCAACATCGCTATCAAAAGGAGCTGACCATGTACGGAGACCTTTCAGGCGGCTTCGAGTTCATCTCAGACACCGCTGAGCACACTGGGCGATTCCAAAAAATTTACTTCAAGGAAGACAGCGTGATCAGTGCGATCACTGTAAAGAACGCAACCGGTAACAGCATGGCCGGTGAAACCTATGTAGCTGACACCTACATCTGCGGAATCATTACGAGCATCACGCTGACTAGCGGCGCATGTCATGCCTATAACCTCTGATGGCACTTGCAGACGGCATTAAAAAAGCTGCAAACAAGGCGCTTGCCAAGCTTGGCGGTGATGTCACGATCCGCTATGTCACCAGCGGTTCGTATAACACCACGACTGGTTTAAGCGGTGAAACCGTAAGCGATACCACCGTAAAAGGTGTTGTCGAAGGCGTTTCAAAAGCAGAAGTCAGCAGCTTAATCCAGGCAGAAGACAAACGTCTAACCGTTGCAGCAAGCGACCTGACAACTGCCCCAGGCACGAAAGATAGGGTCGTCATCAGCTCTGTCGTGTATCAAATTATTACAGTCAACACGGTTGAGCAGGACAACACAGCAATCACCTACGAGCTGATTCTGAGGGGCTAATGGCAAGAACCACGATTAAAGTTGCAGCAATCGGCAGCTATACAAAAACGCAGATCAATAAGCTAGTGCGCGAAGCCGGAGTCGATCTTCGCAATCGTTTGATTGAGTACAGCCCCGTGGGCCAGTATCCGGGCGGCGGCACCTTTAAAAGTAACTGGCAATTTAAGCAGCAAGGCTTGACCTATGTGGCCTTAAACACCACGCAAAACTATGCCGAAGCTATTACGTTCGGTGGTTCGGCAATGCCCCCCTCCTGGAATGGCGAGTTCAAGTCCAATTTTGGCTTACCTGAAAGATGGCCTGAAGTCTTGGCAGGGAAGGAAACTAAGGAGCAAATCCCTAGCATTTGGTCCAGCATCGTTCGCAGGGCATGACAAGTTCATACAACGACATAAGGGCTGCAATCGAGGCCCGCATTGCCACTGAAATGGCTGAATCGCCTTCTTATCAGGTGAGTTATGAGAATGTACCGTTCACTCCGCCTAACAATGGAACATGGATCAAAGTACGTGTCCGTTTCGGGGCCAACAACTATGCAACGTTGATCGGCCCTACAGCCGGAAGCAATCGCCAGGCGGGCGTCGTTGTGATCGACATTTTTAGCCCTATTGGCGTCGGAACTGGGGATAGCTTTACTCTGGCCGAACGGCTTAAGGACTTGTTTGATCGCAAAACCGTCAGCCAAATTATTTTTGA